GGAACTGTCAAAATACGACAGTTTCCAGGAAATGACCGGGCGACTCATTTGGGTGCGCGGGCTTCTTGCCAGATACAAGGGCGGAAACCTGGCTGTGTCCGACGTGAGATTCCCGCATGAGGCGAACGAGCTTCGCAAGTCTGGGGCCATTATTCTCATGGTGCGCCGACCTGGGTATCCGGTAGACATGAGCCATGAGTCGGAGCAAGGCGTCGAGGAGATAAAGCCGGACTACGTTATCAGGAACGGCGGGACGCTTGAAACGCTTGAGGATGAGGTCATCAAGTTTTGCACCTCATTGGGTATACCTTTCGGGGTATAGTGACAATTTATAACCTATCGGGTATAATAGGCGGATATGGAAATGAGCGAAGCAGGAAGGCCACCAATAAACAACCCAGACGATATAGAATCAATCGAAGCAAAGATTGATGATTATTTTTCGTCGCTCGAAGCCGAGGACGGGACGCCTATTCCGCCTACATTTTCAGGGCTTGCGCTTGCTCTCGGGTATGCGTCTAGGCAATCTTTATGGGAAAACGCAGTTTCCGGAAGCCTGATTTCCTTACCCATTAAAAGAGCCATGCTTAGAATAGAGTCTTTTGCCGAGACAAGGGCATACGGAAACAACGCGGCAGGCCCTATATTTATACTCAAGAACCGAGGCTGGAGCGACAAGCAAGAAGTTGAGCTTACGGGAGGACAAGGCGGCCCGGTCAAGTTCGAGATAGTAGACCCACCGAAACATGAAGATACCTAGGGCCTTTGAACCGCTTTTTACCGATCCACACGTCCATAATAAGATACGTGGCGGACGCGGGGGAGCAAAGACGCGTACCGTTGTATCACTTATTGTCGAGGTAATGAAGCAGGCTCCATTGTGCGTAATATGCGGGCGCGAGATTCAAAAGTCACTGAAAGAGTCTAGTTTCCTTGCGTTCAAGAACGAGATATACCGGGCGGGATATGGGCAATATTTCAACATCGTCGAGTCCCAGGGTATTATAGAATCAACCGCAGGCGGGCGGGCGGTCTTTATTGGTCTACAGCAACACACCGTAGACAGCATAAAGAGCTATGAAGGGTTCCACTGGGCATGGATTGAGGAAGCGCAAAGCGTGTCTAAGCGGTCGCTTGAAACATTGATTCCGACGCTTAGGCAAGATGGATGGTTCCGCGTAGAGATAGGAGGGCAAGAGTTTCGCTTTCCGTTGCGTATGTTCATCTATACTTACAACCCGTATTCATGGGACGATCCGATTGATATAGCACTTCCAGACGCTCGCGACGACGTGCAGGTTTTGACGGTAAATTGGCGTGATAACCCTTGGTTCCCGGAGACGCTGAACGCCGAGCGCAAAGAAGCTAAGGAAACCATGAGCCGTGACGAGTACTTACGGATCTGGGAAGGCATACCATACGAAAGCGCGGAGAATGCGGTCATGAGCCGTGCGGATATCGATGAGGCTATGAGCAGGCAGGCAAGCACCGATGGCGGGATAGTTGTCGGGGCTGATATTGCCCGCTTTGGCGATGACCGAACGGTTTTTATTAAGCGGCAGGGCTTGCAAGTAGTCGGTGTGAAGGTGTTGGAAAAGAAGGACACGCAGGAAAGCGCATCCGTTCTATTCGACTTCGCACAGGGTGGGAAGATTATCATAGATGATACCGGCGTTGGTGGCGGCGTAACTGACCGGCTTAGAAAGCTAGGGGCAAATGTTATCCCTATAAACTTTGGCGGGAAGGCGCAGAATAAAAACAAGTACCCGGACATTATTAGCGAGATGTGGTTTTGCCTGGCTGATCAGATAAAGCATATAGGCATACCGCGAGACCTTGAGCTGATGGCGGAACTTGCGGGGCGATACTACAAATACACAAACGACGAGCGGCGCAAGGTTGAGAGCAAAGAGGAATACAAGAAGCGCACGGGACGGCGCAGCCCTGACAAGGCCGACGCATTGATCCTGGCCTTCTATAACCGAGACAACATGGCCGCCGCGCCTACGGTGGCACTAAGGCTGTAACTGTGGTATAATACCGCAAAGGAATAAACATGGACAAAGACACGTTAAGAGACATATACGCCGCGCAGTCGGCAAGGGCAAGCACTTACCAGCGTAACGCCGCATACGTCAAGGGAAAGAATCCAACGATCATAGCCAACGCAACGGGCGACGATCCAGACAACCGGCTTCCGATCCCTTTGGGGAAGGTTGCCGTTGACAACATGGTCGGGTATATGATGCCACCCAACGAGCCTGATATATACTATCAATTGACAGAAGCGACCGATGACTGGAACGCCAAGGGCGACGAGTACAACGCGCAGATAAAAGCATGGCGCGAATATAACGATGACCAGCTTGTAATCGCCGAGACTGTTAACGAGGCCATGGCGCACGGCGTGGCGTATGAAGTGTGGTGGACAGCCGCAAGCGATGAGCCGGGATTCCCTGTTCGCCCTGAATGGGTGATGGTCCCAGCGTCACAGATATATATCAAGTGGTCTAATGCACTCAAGCCCGTCAAGGAATATGCCGTCAGGTTTTACCAAGATGGAAAGACGGAATACGCGATAGTCTACTTACCTGGATACGCAGAGGGCTGGGCAAAAGAATCTGGCAAAGAATGGGCGCGGTATGAGGAAAACGATTTAGTCTACCCGTTCCAGGTTGTACCGGTACTTGAGGCCAAGATCAACCGCGATGGCCTTCCTGTGTTCGATGCGGAGAAGCAGATCATTGACCAGCTCGATAAAGTGATGAGCAAGTCACTAAACGAGGTGGATAGATACAACGCCATGATTGCGTTGTTTCCGTTCATAGTGACACCCGAGATAGCACAAACACTAAAAGATGCCGGTTACTTTCACGGGATGGATATTTACGACGCCGACAAGTGGCCCAAGTACCTTGAGAAGAACCTTAGCGGAGCGGTCGAGTTTTACAAGTGGATGGCGGAACAGCTTGAGAGGCTTTTCCACAAGTGCTCACGAATCATCGACTTCACCGATCCAACCTTTGGAGGATCAGATGACTCCGGCGTATCAAAGGCTATGAAGCTACTTTGCATGGAGATGGTAGCGGCAAAAGCCGAGATATACCTTCGACGCTGGCTAGTTGAGCGCAAAGAACTTATGGACGCTTGCATTGATGCCGGAACGAGTGGGATAGATACCACCGTTTACAAGACTGAAATAAAGTGGTCAAGGAATGTACCTGTATCAGCGAAGGAACAGCTTGAAATCGCTTCCATGATGATGGGGCTACAGATGACCAAAGAGTCTATACTCAAGATACTGCCCAAGGCGATTTTGCCAGACTGGGAGCGAGAGCTTGAGGATCAAGAGAGGCTTCCCGCGCCGAGTGTTCCAGCTATTCCTGTTGATGGGGAAGAATGACCTATCAATCTTTCGTCAACGAAGGTTACCTACTCACCGAACGCGAGCGCGAGGCAATCGAGGCCGCTATAGTCGAGCAGTATAAGGTGTCGCTCAAGAACATCCAGGACAAGATGGGCGCGATGGTTGCCAAGGCACGGGACGCGGGGATTGCTCCCGCCGACCAGTACAACTGGATGATCCAATACAACCGGCTCGACTCGCTCCGCGTCCAGGTCTACGATGAGTACAAGAAGCTCGCTAAGAACGTGAACAAACTACAGCTTGAGGCGTTTGACCTGTCGTTCTCGAATCAGTATTACCGAACGGCCTACCAGCTAGACTGGAGCGCGCCTATCACGTTTTCACCACTTGACCCTAACCTTGTACGATACGCCATGACCGGCGAGCTTGAGGCATGGAAGGCTATCAAGACGGCAATCGGCGCGGCGGATAACTATGTACCAGTTGCGGGTACGCTCAAGAGCCTTATAGCAAACAACCAGAACAAAGCGATTCGCGATATATGGGCGCAGATAAACGCGGGGCTTATAAACGGAGAGGGAGTTACAAAGATTGCCAAGCGGATTGAATCCATCATGGGGTCGGTCTATAACGGTGAGGTGTCTGGCGACCTATACAAAGCCCTGCGCATAGCAAAGACCGAGGGCCACCGGGCGCAGAACATGGCGGAGCTTGCCAAGGCGTATGAAGCCGAGGAAGCGGGACTCAAGATGCAAAAGATGTGGGACGCGACGCTTGATAGCGCAGTCAGGCCGGAACACGCCGCGCTAGATGGCAAGCGCGTACCAGTGGACGGAACCTGGAACATGGCAGGGTATGAAGTATCTCACCCCGGCGATCCGTCCTTGCCGCCGTCATTGTCTATCAACTGCCGATGCCATTCCGTGCCGGTGACAGAGGACTATGAGCCAAAAGCGAGAATCGGGCGCGATCCCGTGACGGGGCGGAACCAGGTGTTTGATTACAAGACGTTTGAGCAATGGGCTAAGGAGAAAGGATTGAAGCGGAATAAGTATGGTAGATTATATGCTTGACAGGAAACGGATATACGTTGTATAATCGGGCTGTTCTAGGAGGTATGCTTCCCGGAACATCCCGCCGTAACACACCCTGTCAGGTTTCACTTGACGGAGGAACAACATGGACATTTTTAATGAACTCGTAGCATGGGCTAAGGCCAATGCAAAAGACGGAACAAACGTGGCAGAGTTTGAAGAACTCGTTTCAAAAGCCGCGCCGCCGGATGATTCACTCAAGGCGATTGAGTATATCCGGGCTATCCCTTCTTTGCGTTCCGCGCATGACGCGGCTCTGAACAAGGAATACGACCGGGCCGTCAAAAAGTACGAGGACGAAAAGCTCCCCGAAAAAGAAAAGGCGATGCGTGAGGCTATCCGCAAGGAACTAAACCCCGACGAAACGCCCGAACAGAAAAAAATCAGGGAGCTAAGCGAGAAGCTCGAAGCGAAAGAAAGGGCCGAAATACTGACAACTAGACAGAACGCGCTGAGGGCAAAAGCGAAAGAATACGGCGTTGATCCCGAGGTTGCCGCAGATTATGCGAGATACGGTGACGACGCTGAGGACATCCTGAAACGCCACGCAGAATGGCACAAGAAGGAACTTGACGCGGTGAAGGCCGAAACAGCCAGAGGCGCGTTTGGAAACAAGACACCGACTGGCGGCAGTTCGTTGAACTCAAAACCGCAAGCGGAATTTTTCAAGTTAACGCCGAAAGAAAGGGCCGAGTTTATGGCCGCTGGCGGCGTGTTAACGGATTAACTAGGGGGCAGAAATGTCTAACACGACTACATTGTCGGCGCTTGCGCCGGTACTTTTTTCCGCCGCGCAGAACGTAAGCGCAGAACCAGCCGGAATCCTTGACGCGATCAACGCGACATGGGACGACAAAGGCGTAGCAAAGGGTGATTCGGTAAAAGTACCGTACGCGCCCGTCCAGGAAACCGAAAACTTTACGCCGCTGAACGTCTCTCCTGTAGGTAACGATCAGACCGCCGGATCTGTTTCGGTAACGATTACCCAGTCCAAAAAGACCAAGCCGATGGTGCTTACCGGAGAACAGATTCGCTCCCTCGAAAACGGCGGGAACTATGAGGAATGGGTACGCCAGTGGGCAGAGCAGTCCATGAGATCGCTCCGCAACCTCGCCGAAGCCGACGCCGCAAACTACATCAAGTACGGGGCTTCCCGCGCTGTCGGTACTGCCGGAACGACTCCTTTCGCAACCGATCTCGATCTCATCGTCGATGTCAAACAGGTGCTTCGCGATAACGGCTGTCCGTTCTCCGATCCCCAACTCGTCATCAACTCCGCCGCCGCCGCGAAGCTCCAGAAGCTCGGCATCTACCAGCAGGCTTATGCCGCCGGATCGGACGAGGAACGCCGATCGGGAATCTATAAGCCACAGTTCGGCTTCCAGCTTCGTGATTCCGGCGGAATCTCCACGCATACTTCCGGTGCCGCCGCGAACTACGTGACCGACACCGCTGTCGACCAGGTTGCCGGAACTACCACGATCCTGACCGATACCGGAGACGCTGCGATCCTCGCCGGTGACGTGTTCTCCATCGCCGATCACGGTGGCTACCAGTACGTCGTTTCCGCCAACTGCGGCGGTGACACGACCGATGGCCCGCTATATATCAACCGGCCTGGACTCCGCGCTGTCGCTACCAAGAACAAGGCGATCACCTTCACCGGGAACTACACCCCGAACTTCGCGTTCGAGCGTTCGGCGGTCGTCGGAATCATGCGGCCCCCGCTCATTCCTGACAACCCGACTATCAAGCAGATGGTTATTTCCGACAAGTTCGGTCATTCCTACCTCATGCTTGAGATCGCGCAGTACGGACAGGTGATATGGGAAATGCACCTCGCCTACGGCTTCAAGGTTGTTCAGCCTGAGCACGTCGCCCTCATCCTGGGCTAAGTCAACAGGGCGGGTCTTAACGGCCCGCCTTTTTCAAAGCCTGTAAGGAGGCAATCATGAATCAGTTAACGGCTGTAGAAGCCAAAAGAATTGACAGAAGCAACCCCGAACTTGAGAGGGTATCTGCCTTCCAGAAGATCAACGAACGGCAAACGGGCGGCGTGGTGGCGTTCACGCTCGACAAGAGCGCGGCAGCCTTCAACGCGGCTGCGGCTCCCGTGTTTACGGTTCCCTACGCGATGCGGATAATTGACGTTATCGTAACGGGCTGTGTTA